TCTGCTGCGAAACATCACCGGCCTGTTTGGCCTGTTTCAGCGCATCTTCTGCGGTCTGTTTCACCTCGCCATTCAGGCTGTCCAGTTTCTGGTTGACCTCGCGCAGCAGGCGCTCCGGATCCGCCGCTTCATTGCGCAAACCGGACAGCAGAACAGCCGAGGAGGGCGCAGCCGGGATCATTGCCGCCACTGCGATGGCGGGCATCATGGATTTTTTCATGTCTGATTTCCTCAGTTACAGTGAGTTGATTTTGATAAGCGCACCTTGCGCCCACGCAGCCACGGCAGCGCCAGACGTGCCGTTTGCGGGGGCAGCGCCTGACGTGCCCCCGCCTTTGATCGCCGCCACAAGATCGCGACGGTCAGATTTCGGAATGCGGATCCCACAGGCTAGAAAAAGATCCAGTTTCTTTTGCGCGGCCATGGGCGACAGGTCGGCGGAGGCTTGCGCGCTTTCCACCACATCACTGTCCAGCAACCCATCGGCAAACCCCTGCTCCACCGCAGCGCCACCGCCGATCCACGTTTCCCGGTCCAGCTGCTGCGCGATCTGCGCGACGGTCTGGCCGGTGCGGGCCGCGTAAACCTCGGCCGCCGCTTGGTCGAACGGCTCCAGCCAATCCGCCACATCGCGGAACGCATGGCGGTCGCCAGCGGCTGCAACCCATGTGTTATGGATCATCAGGAAGGCCGCCCGGCCGATCAGAACCTGATCACCGGCCATCGCGATCACCGACGCGGCAGAGGCGGCCATCCCAAGGATCCGCACCGTCACCTTGCCCTTGTGTTCACGCAAAAGGTTGTAGATGGCCAGCCCCTCGAAATAGTCACCGCCCGGGCTATTGATATTCACCACCACGTCACGATCCCCAATGGACCGCAGCGCCGCCGCGATCCGCTTGGACGTGACACCATCGCCCCACATATCCGCGCCAATCGGATCCAGTACCGAAACGGTGGCCACCTCGGGACCCTCAGCGGTAGCGGCCCGCAGATCCGGGTTCCATCGCTGCGCCGCGCTTGGCGTCAGGTTGCTGGAAACACCGGGGCGGCCCGGAATTGTAGCGCGTGGAAGATTGCGATTTCCCATGGATTAGTCCTTTCCCAGATCCTGAATTGGAAGCATGGCGCCCTGCGCCAGCAGGTCATTGGCCGAGGGATCCGAATGGGGCGGCAGGTTCAGCTTGGCCCGCCGCTCATTCGCGGTCATGGTCGCAGAGCTTGCCATTTTGCTCAGAAACTCGCCCTTGGCCTTGCTGTCCATTTGCAGCAGCGCCTCGCGGTTAAACTCGACAAACCACCGGCGGCGGCGTTCGCGCGGGATCAGGTCCAGACGCGCCTGCGCCTCGATCTTGCGCAGGCTTGGGTTTAGGCCCAGCGTCAGCCATGACAGCATGATCGCCTCAACACCGCTGCCCCACATGGTCTGACCTTGCGCCGCGTGCCCCACGATCACCGGCGGCGTCCCAAACCAGCGGCACACGTCCTCGACATTGAACCGGCGCGTGTCCAGCAGCTGCACATCCTCGGGGTTCATCTGCAGCGGCTGAAACTTCAACCCCGCCTCCAACGCCATGATCTTGCCGCCGTTCTTAGAACCTCGGTAGGTCTCCAGAATGCGCTCCAAGGTCGTCCTCTGGGGGTCCGTCAAGGTCTGATCAGACGTGACCACACCGCTGGCCATCAGGCCCGATTTGAACACCTCACTGGCTGAGTTATCCGCCGCCACGGCAGCCCCAAAGGCATTCGCCCCATATTTGATCGCAGACAGGCCAAGGCCCGTCCCAGCCCCGAAGCCACGCACATGAAACACCTTCTGCGCGGGCAGCACCTCGCGCTTGCCGCGATCTATGAACGAATATTCAAACTCTCCATTCGGCAGGCGCCGGGGTGTGACACCCTGCAACGGCCGCAAGCCCACCAGCCGGTTGCCGATTTCCAATCGCTCCGAATAGCCGTTGCCATTCAAAACCGTTTGGGCGGCCATGCCCTCCCAATAATCAACGGCTGTCATACCCGGGCACGGCGAAACCGTCAGGATCTCTGACAGGTCGGTTTCAATACGGTGTTTCGATCCGTCCGGCTGGCGCTCATAGACAGCCAGCGGCAGCGTGGCGACCGCCTGCGCATTCTTGCGCACACAATCAAACGCGGCCGAGATTGTCATGGCAGTGGATTGGCCCACCGCAACGCCCGAGACAGTCACCGACGCGGCTGCATCGTTTGCGTTGACCCAACCAGATTGCCCGGCTGCAAGTTCGTTTCGCACGGCCCGGGCGGCCGCTTTGATTAGTCTCGCTGCGATCATATCACCAACACCGGATTGCTTAGGAAATCATCCAGGCCGCCACCTTTGGCGACCGGATTGCGACTCATCAGGAAGACCGCGTTAAAAATCCCGATCAGAGGATCAATTTTCGCGCGGCCCGACACCGCCTTTTCAACCGCGACCGCGTTCCCGCGATCCACGGTTTTTGCATTGCCCACGCACCAAGTCAGCATTTCCTGACCGCAGGACACGAAAGACCCATCCCGCAGCTTGCGCTCCAAGCCTTGGATCGCGGGAGACAGGCGCCAGCCTTGGCTGATAGAGGACAGCAAATCATCCTGCATTTCTTTGGCCACCAGTTCATCGACCAGCGCCGTGATCCCGGCGGGATCCAGACCGATCCCGTATTTCTCAGGGAACAGACCGGCCTTGTGGATCCGGCTGCAAATTTCGGCCACCTCACGCAAATCCTGCGAGGCGTCATCGCACAGGATCACATCACCCTGTTTCGCGAAATCCTCCAACTGGCTGGCAATGTCCTGGCGCCGCTTTAAAACCTCGGGCTGTGCCCAGGCGCGCGCCCACCCGTACCATCGCCGTGTTTCCTGGTGGCGCCCCACCAACCCCAGCCCCAGAAGGTCATCCAGACCGCCGCCGTCGATCCCGGCCGTGATGCAGTCAGATTGATCCAGCAGCTGCTCCAGCGTCACCTGCGGCACATCAACCGGCCAGACCGTCGCACCGATCCACGTTTCCGCGTGGGTGCCCATGCCGATCTGAATATTCAGATGCTGAGTGGCCCAAACCAACTCCTCATCAATCCCCTTGGCCTCGGCCATGCGGTAGAGGTTCATCAGGCGATCAATGGTGATGGATCGGCCGAGGTTCGGCAGCACCATCGGCCACAGGCGCGGATCCCGCCACGCCTTGTCCTTGCTCTTTTGGATCGCCTCGGGGAACTCATAGAGCATCGCCAGAAGGCGGCCGCCCTTGTGCTTTCCGTCGCGCACCTCGCGGGCGTATTTCAGTTCCTGACGAAACACGCCCTTTGGCGGCTCATCGCTTTGCGTGGTGATGACCAGCAGCAGCGTGTCCGGCTGGGTGATCATCCCGCCGCGTAGCTGCGCCAACACCTTGGCCGCGTAGGCGTTGCCGCCCAGCACGTGCAATTCGTCAATGATCACCAATTTCGGGATCTTGCCCGTCACCACCTTGCGATCAAACGACTTGACCGCCAGCGTGGCGCCGGTCCAGCGATCCACGATTTCCTGCGTGCCCTCGCGCACGTTGAAACGGTCCTGCAGGTAACTGCGACCCGTTTCGGGATCCTCGGGGTCTGCCTCAATCATCCCCGCCATCTGGCTGAAACAGGTATCTGCCACGTCCTTTGTGGGACCGACGATCATCATTGTGGCGTTAGGCGTTTGGTTCATCAGCAGCGCCGTGATCCCAAGCGCCGCTGAATTGGTGGTTTTGCTGTTTTTCTTTGGGACGAGGCAAAAGATCTCGCCCACCCGATTTTCGCCGGTCTCAGGATCTCGGCTCCCAAACGCGGCACGCACCAGCGCCCGGAACCAATCGCCGCAGGCGGTTTCCATGCGCGGCTGCCCCAGAACATCAGGCAGGCGCAGTTCATTAAAAACATCCACCGCCTTTTCGGCCGCCGCTTCATCCAGCGGCAGATCTGGGATCGGCGGCAACCCGGCCTTTAGCCGGTCCTCCCAATCGGGGCAGGCAAAATCAAACGGCATTTATTGCAGGATGCTGCCCCACCGGCCGGTGGGTTTTTTGGCGGCCTCGGCCAGCTGCTCTTTCTTGCCTTTGGCCGGGGTTTCCTCCTGCTCGGGCGTGGCTGCCTCGGGCTGCGTAGGGCGCAGAGGTGGAGCGGCGC